TGGAATACCGGGCCGTAAGTGGCCGCGTTGCTGTGCCACTTGGCCGTTTCGTCCTCGTTGAGATAGATGGGTTCCCCGTTGACGACCAGATTGGGCTTGATGAATGCCTCTGGGAACGTCTTTTCAACGCTGCGGCAGAGGGATTCGGCGGTATCGAAGTCCAGTCCCTGTCGGCATTGAGCGCCGTGGATGATGGCATTCATGCAATCCACCATCCAGTTTTCTTCCCCTCGCATCAGGGAGATCGGGCAGGTCTGGAATTCCGGTTCTGCCCTCCATCTGACCCGTGGCGCTCGGAATGGCGGGATATCCACGGTCATGTCGTGCCATTCGGGAATACAAACCTTGGAAGTGAGTTCCTTTTTTTTGAATGGGATGGCCAGGGCCGTGGTGGCGGCGAGGATCGACTTGATGAATGAGCGGCGTTTCATATTTTTGTCCGGTGAAGAACTCTTTCCCAGTTCACAAGGGTGTCTGCCCTGGCGATTTCACGCATATAACCCGGATTATCCTGCATCCACTTGAAAAACTGATCGATCTTCTGCTTATTCGTCAAGCCTTTTGGTTTGGCCGGTGGGAACCCCATCGACGTGGCCATGGCGACCGTCCCGGCCATCAGCAGGGATTTGATGAATGATCTGCGTTTCATTTGTCGTTCTCCAGTTCTGATCGTAGTGGCACGGAAAACTCCTTATCCGGTCTGCCCGAGGTGAACGACCCTGGACATTCGACCCCGTCGTTTTCGTGGTACGAGACTGTCCAACCGTCGCCACATGTTGGCCCGGCCATGTAGACGCGGCGTTTGCAGATGTGGCATTGTCCGTTTGGAATGCGTTTCATCCGAGACTCCTCTGATATTCCTCACGAATCCTGTGAACGTCCTTCGCCAGCGACTTCGACTGCCTGACCCGTTCCTCGCGCGTCATCTTTCCCGTGGAATCGGGCGGGTACAGGTCATTCTCCTCTGGATAGCTGTCCCAATGCGACCACACGCAACCATCGTCCCGAATCTCGACCGACCACCCGTCGCAACCGCACGGCTCAAGGCCGAGGATGAGGCCCATGTAGACCAGAACAGCGCCGTAACCGTCTTCCGTTCGCGCCGTTCCGATTGAATCCGCAAATGCACCTGATGAGAGACTCATGACTTCTCCATCTGTGAAACGAGTTCCTGAATCGGTCTCAATTTCTTCAAGCAGTGGGTGGGGATGCCCTTCTTGTGGTAGATGGCCGGTTCCATTGCTCTGACGGTTTTCGCCCATTCCCACCCGGTCAGTGACACCGTATTCTTGTCCCGATGCCACGCAAGAACGTAGATGTCGGCCCGGATGTGGTTGACAAACAACCACTCGCCGCGACTGCTGGTTTTGACATCCACCGTGAAACTGCCGTGCTTTGTCTTGAGGGTGAAATCAACTCCGTTGTCGCCGAAGGGGCGTTCAGAGGTGTCGATGGGTAATCCGGTCAACCGGGAAAAGGCGTATTCACCGACCAGGCCCATGTAATGGGTGTTGATCGCTCTTGCGACATCTGTGAGTTGCCTGGAACTGTTCCGGTTCTTTTTGTCTTCATGCCGCCTTGTGGCCTCTTTCAGTATCCACTCATGGTCATCATCGATGTTGAAGACGGGGCGATCAAGGTGACTATTGTCGTTCTTTTTCAGGAACTGCTGGAAGTCCTTTTCCGCTACGTCATCCCAGAGCGTGTTCATTCGCCAATTGTCTCATGTTGCATCGGTTGCGTCAAGGTGCAATTCATTGACACATCTGTAGTTTTGTCGATATTCTGCTAACGGACGCTGCTTACCCCGCAAAGCGGAGTAGGCTGAAAAATGAATCCGTCTGTCGAGTTATCACTTGACGAGCGGCAAATACTGCGCGATGCCATTGACCACCATGTCATGCTGCGTCGGGCCGACAAGATGCTTGGGTCGCTTGAGGATTTCGTTAAAGCGGCCTGGGAGATTGTTGAACCCGGCACCGACCTGGTGTGGAACTGGCATATCTCCCTCATTTGCGATGAACTTGAGGCGGTGACGCGCGGTGAATGCACCGAACTTGTTATCTGCATCCCTCCCGGCTGCATGAAGAGTCTGTTGGTTTCGGTCTTCTGGCCGACATGGGAGTGGTTGCAGCGCCCCCACCTCCGCGCCCTGTACCTTTCCAACGATGACGATCTGGTCAAGCGTGACTCGCGTCGGCGTAAAGAGATCGTTCAGGATGAGTGCTATCAGATCGCCGTGGAGATGAAGAACCGCGAAGACGCCTCGATCCCGATGTGGGGACTGTCAGCAGACCAGAGAGAGAAGCACTACTACGAAAACACGAAGCGCGGCTTTCACCAGTGCATGTCCATGGGCGCGAGCGTCACGGGCAAGCGCGGTGATGCTCAGGTCATTGACGACCCGCTTGACGCCAAAAAGGCGGTTGTGGGTTCAAGTGAGCAGATTCAGATTCGCATGGAAGAGTGTCTGCACGTCTATGACCACGTTCTTGCTTCTCGTATGAACGACATGGCCAGTAACCCGCGCGTGTTGATCATGCAGCGGATTCACCACAATGACCTTGCCGGTCATCTGATCCGTCGCAATGTACGTCACGTCGTTCTGCCCATGGAGTTCGACCCTGATCATCCTGACAAGCATCCGAACGACCCCCGCACGGAAAAGGGTGAGTTACTTTTTCCGGCCAAGTTCCCCCAGGCGGTGATCGACAAGATCAAGGCCACGCCCGAGAGCGCTATGCACTACATGGCGCAGTACCAGCAGACACCTCTTGAAGCATCCGGTGGTTTGTTCAAGCGTCAGTGGTTCCGCTACTACAAGGACTCAGGCGATTACTACGAATGCCATTACCCGGGTAATAAGGTGCGACGGGTTCTCAAGGCCGATTGCTGGCGATTTATTACCTGTGACCTTGCTTTGAGCGAGAAGGAGATGGCGAGTCACACGGTGATTCAGGTCTGGGACGGCGAGCGCGCGAAGATGCCGGGTTTCGAGCAAAGCACGACTCTTTTCCTTGTCGATCAGTGGCGTGAGCAGGTTGAAGCGCCGACGGTCGAGGCCGCGATGCTGGCGATGTGGACACGGTTTGATCCGGTCTGGTTCTGCATTGAAGACAAGCACTACGGTTCTGCGGTGATTCAGCGATTCCAGCGTGACGGCCTGAACGTCAAGAAGCTGAAAGCGGATCGCGACAAGGTGACTCGATCAAGGATCGCCCAGGTCTGGTTTGAGGCCGAGAAGGTCTGGTTACCCCAGGCCGCACCGTGGCTCGGCGAATACGAAAACGAACTCCTCCAGTTCCCTCAAGGCACCTGGGACGACCAGGTTGACGCGACCAGTTACGCGGTGGGTATCGGTAACGACCGCGATCTTTGGCGTGGCAGCCAGCAGACGAAATGGAAGAAGGGCAGTCTGGAAGAAAGACTCGGCTACAACGAACTTCTCAATCCCCAACCCAAAGCGACACGCATCACGTTTAGCGTGGACGCAATCAAGGAAAGGACAACTCGATGACGGCGCACGAAGAAGAACAGACAACCCTGGAAGTACCGGAAGAAACACCGCTGGTTCTCAAGAAGAAGTCAGCAAAGAAGAAATCGAAGAAGAAAGCGAAAAAGCAGGAAGAGACGATCACTGTATCGCTGTCCGATCTTGACGCGATCATCCAGAAGCGCGTTGACGACGCGATGTCGGCCAACAACAGTCTCCAACTCCCGGCCCCCGATACCTCCACGCTCAAACCGGGCATGACTGTTCCACCTGGAACGATGCCTCCCTCCGACTGGCAGATCATTGCTCTCGACAACGGCACGATGCAGTTGTGGCCGCTCCCGCCCGAGGGATTTGATCCCGAAAAGCGGCGCAAGGTACTCGATCAGGTCGATCAGGCTTACACGGCCGCGCTCCCCACGAAGGAGATGATGGCCGCTGGCCAGGCGTACATGCCCGACAGGCTTTACGTCAGCCGCGCCTGGCGTGATCTGTTCCCCAACGTGAGGTCATGGGGCGACGAATGCGACATCCTTGTTGACGAAGAACGATTCTCCAAACGCAATCTTGAAGGGGTGAGATTCGAGTTTCACGTTCCTACGGTTGCAGAAACGCCATCAATGGTGACCTGAAATGATCAACACAGACGCGGAAAAACTGTATGACGAGATTCAGGCCGGTAACGAACTAAGGGCGAAGCACCTGGAGTTTGCGGACGAAATACGCCTGCAATACCAGACACGCTTCTTTCGATCTGACCAGCAGCCCAAGGTTCCCACCGTCCAGAATCACGCCTATGAGGTGTTGAGTATCCTTCTGCCCGCGCTCATGTACGACAACCCGCAATGCGAGTTGAGTACGACTTCGGGCGGGATACTTGCGGCCGATCAGAGCATGAACTACCAGACGTTCGTGGACATGCTCCAGGAAGGCAACAATCGATGGGCGGTGAACTCGGACATGTACGATCCGATGTTCGATGCTGCGATCAACTTCTTTTTCTCATGGGCGGTCATGCTGACCGTGACCGGTGATCAACCGGGATACAACGGCCGGGAACTGATACCGCGACAACCTTACTTGATGTCGCTTGAGCCTCATCACATGGCCATGGATGCCTGCGCCAAGCACTGGAACCCCCAGCGCCTCAATGGCCCAAGACTCCAGTGGCATCTCTGGAAAGCGGACAAGGAAGACCTGATCGGTGACCCGGATTACGATGAGGATGAAATAGCCAATCTGATCCTTGACGACGATCTGGACACTTACGACCCCATCCGTAAAGACGCCAAGCTGGACATCCCCGACCGGGACGAGATTCTGGCCTATGACGTATGGATTCCAGAGATCGACATCAGGTACGAAGACGAGTACGACGGTGATGTTGAAGTCGATGACCCTGCCGTCAACGGCACGATCTACACCATTGGATTCAGCAGCCGTGCAGAAGGCACCTCCAAACGCGCCCGCATGATTCGCAAGCCCCGACCGGCCTATTGCGGCCCGTGGGGACCGTATACGGTCATGGGATTCCTTCGCGTCCCCGGTTCCCCTTACCCGTTCTCACCTCTTGTGGCGACATGGGAGCAGGCCGACGCACTGAACATGCACAAGGTGAAAGCGGCCAACGACGCGGCGAATTTCAAGCGCATTGGTGTTGGTAGCACGAAGAACGCTGCCGACGCGCAGAAGATCAACCAGACCGCCCACGGTCATACAACGCTGGTTGACTCCGACGACATCAGGAAGTCCTTCATGGAACTGACGATAGGTGGTGTTGATCCTCACCAGAATGACACCATCGACCGTGGCGAAGCGCATCTGAACAGAACGTCAGGGATGACCGACGCACTTCGCGGCGAGGTACAGGGAACAGGCACGGCCACCGAGAACGCCATTGCCAATGCCGGTACGAACGTCAGGAAGGACGGCATCCGTCGTCGCTTCCGTCATGGGGTGACTCAGGTCTGGAAAGCGGTCACATGGTTTAACTTCCACGGCGAAGACATTCACTTCAATCTTGGTGACGAGGCCGGTAAGCGTTTCGGCCTGTCCGAGTTCTGGGGTGGCACCATCGGCCGCGACTTCCCGTTTTTCGAGATGGCGATCAAGGTTGATCCGACAAGCTACGAGCATTCGGATAATCTGATCAAGCAGAGGAATCTCCAGGTCGCGCTCCAACAACTGTTTGCCGCACCGCAGGCCATGATCTCCGCACCATTCATCAAGTATCAGGAACCGCTCAAGCGTCTGTTTGAGACTCTTGACATCACCCATGCTGATGACTGGATTGACGATCAGATGCTGGCCGAGATGCAGGGCGAACAGCGCGAGGACGATCAGTACGAAAAAGCAATCCGTCAGGTTGGCGGTATCCTTGGCGTTGCCGAGGGGGCAGCAAGCCAGGGTATGCCTCAGAAGTCGAACGGCAAGCCCTCGATGCCAAAGCCCAAAGGCAGCAGTGGTTCCTACAACCTTGATGGTGTGGAACTGGGCCATTCCATGGGATCGTTAAGCGGAAGACAGGGGAATTTGTTCTGATGTGGATGATCTGGCGAAAAAGCGGTGACAGCGTGAAGATCGGCGACACGGTCGTTCGTGTTATTTCGATTGACAATGGCAAGTGCCGATTGGGTGTTGAAGCACCGCGTGATGTTTCACTCTCTCCTTTGGATCGTCATGAAGAGGTGGAGAAACAAGCGGATCGAGCAGGATTCAAATGATTGACCCATATTGCATTCTGGTTGTCGAAGACTCTGAGTCGGACTTTGTCATCATCAGCCGCCTCCTGGCGAAAGTGTGGCCTAAATGCAAGGTGACTCGCGTCGAGAACCCTGTCGAAATGAACAAGTTCATCGGCACGGAATCCGTCGATTGCATCCTGCTTGACCTGCACACACCCGGACACGATGCCCACGACACCATCAAGTCCCTGGACAGTCTGCCGATGCTGATGCCGGTCATCGCGGTGACTGGCATAGGCGTCCCTCCGAACACCGATATCCCGGTCGTCGTGAAGGGTGGGGACATGGCCACGATGCTGCCGGAGATGATCCGCGTTCAGATGCTGGCAAAGGCACCGATCAACCGCGAACTGGTTCGTCAAATTTATTCAGCCCTGAAGCGAACAAATGAGGTTTGCGGACATGATGATGACAACCCTGGCGGTTGACGTAGCTGACCTCGCCACGAATGCGGGATCGATGGTCGCCGGTCTTACGGCGTCGATTTGGGTCATGCACAAGTTTGTTGTGCAGCCTGCGTTGCAGCGTATAGAAAGCGAGGTCGGCGTGATCAAAGACACCGTTCAACAGATTCAGCAGACTTCCGAGTCAACGATCAAGGAAATCAAGTCCACCTCACAGGCGCTGGCCGGATCGGTTCAGGCGCTGGCCGGGGCGGTGACGAAACTTGCGGATCAAACCGCAGCGAACGCAGCGAACATGACGCGGAACAGCGACCGGCAATGTCTTGTCATGGAGAAGACCGAAAAGGCCGTCGAGGGTCTGCGCAGTTACCAGGAGGAGTGGCGTCTCGAGCAGGCCAAGGAAGCAGCAGCGGCAAAAGCAAGGCAAGATTAAATGATTGCACTTTATCGCGGTATCTCAACCATATCGAAGATCATCCGATGGCGAACCCGTTCGGTGTATTCTCATGCCGCCTGGTTGTGTGATGACGGCTCTGTGATTGAAGCGTGGACGAATGGGGTGAGAAAGACAAAGAACCTGTCAGCGGATCACACGCCTGGCACGATTGTGGACATCTTTTCTATTGACGGGATCACCCCCGAGCAGATTGGCGAGATCGAGGGGTTCCTTGGCAAGCATCTGGGAATGCCCTACGACTACAGGAGCGTGTGGCGCTTCATGTCCCTTAGTCCCGCGACCATCAATGGTAAGTGGTTTTGCTCAGAGTTGATCGACGCGGCCTGCACTCAGGCTGGCGCTCACCTGACGCGAAGGATCGAGTCGCATCTGGTCAGCCCACGCGACATTGGCATTTCACCGGTATTGCTTGCTGAACGTCAGCACCGCACCTATGCGGGTGAGTGATAGCGCCTGAACCTTGGCTGACTCCAGTCCCGCCTTTTCAATTCCTTCGCCACGGTGTTCCAGACTTCCATGATGTTGTCGAGTTCTTCGTTGTCTTCTTCGGCAAAGGCCGCTTCAAGTCGCAGCGGTAGTCCCGTGGTCATGATCCTCAGAAGACCCTCCGTGGGCGTTGACCGGATTTGCTGCGCATTCGGCACGGGTTGTATGATATCCACATGTCAAAAGTCTCCAATCCTATCGGTAAGTTATCCGAGTGCCTGTTTGAGCAATTGTGCATTATGCAGGGGTGGCCGTTCGCTTTGGTTGGTGACAAGGGTGAGACTATTGACTTCCTCTACAAACCCGAGGAAGTTTGGTTATCTGTTCAGGTGAAAACCGCGCAGTCAAAAAAGGGGCCGGGCCACGGTTCTGTCGGTATCTCAAGCAGCAATCGTCTCAAAAAGAACGGATACACTCTTTACAACGTAGATGACATCGATGCGGTGGCCATGGTCATGATTCCATTGAGAACCATCTGGGTTGTGCCTGTGGGACTTTTGGGAAGGGACAAGCGTGACTTTCGGAAAATCAAAGGGTCAGCAAACGTCTTTAACCCGATCTATACAAGGCACCAGTTTGATTTGACCAGCATGGCCATGAAGGACGTGGAAGAAGAAGAAGAAGAGGAATACGAAGATTCTCCTCTTTTTTTGGGGTTGCATCCGGGGTCTAATGGCGATTAGACTATTGGCAGCGGTGGAGCCAAACGGCAAGGCAACCGGTTCATAACCGGTAAACAGCGAGTTCGACTCTCGCCACCGCAATTTCGCAAGATGCGAATCACCTCGGCAAGACGCCAAACAACACAGGTTGTTACATGGCGTCACGCGAAGAAAACTCGGAGGCCGTCCTCGCCGCACTGAACCCCTTTGCGGACAAGGGCGATCTGGACACGAAAGAGCAGCGCATCACTGATGGCGAGTCGCTACCGGCGATCCGCTACGTCAACGATGCTGGCGACTTCGTAGTCAAGAACTTCCCCATCTCCACCGCACCGAACAAACTTGAAATCGATGGCATCATTTTCCGTCGCGCCGCGGGATCAATTCCGCGTTATGCGCGGGCGGGTTTCAATCAGTACCCCAAGGTAAGCAAAACACTCCCTCAGTGGTGTGCCGGTGCCGATCACACCGATCTTGGTGAGGCCATCATTGAATCTGATCGTCATGAAAGTGAATTGTGCGACATGCACGGTTTCACTCGTGAATACCACCATAAAGACATGCCGTATCGCGACCGCGACAAGCAGGCAGAGGTTGACGCGCTGATTCAGAAGGAGCAGAACGCGATTAACCAAATCATGGGTAACAGGTGAAAGGCGCTTCACTATGGAAGAAAACACAGAAACAACTTCAACAGCAGTGGTCGAGACCGATGAACCTGTCTCGGAAGTGACGGAAACCTCCACCAAAGACATCGTTGCCGATGTCGATGACCAGGCCGAGTTCGAGCAGTTCCAGAAACTTGCCAAGGAACACGGTCAGGATACGGATGAGCCGCTTCATTTCGAGCAGACAGACATCACGCCCACCGAAGAAGACGCGGAAGCTGAACCGGAACCGGACATTCCCGAGCCTGCTGAACCCGAGAAATCGGACAGCAAAGAAAAGGCGGAAGGGACTGAACCCGAGGGTCTGGATGAGGCGCTCTCTGCGTGGAAACGTGATGGGGTTTTCAATGAGGAAGAAATTGAAAAACTCTATCGCGATGACCCCTCGATTTTTATTGATAAGGGTCAGAAACTCGCCAAACGGCAGAAGGATCAGGATCGGTTCTCAAGCGAGTTCGGTCAACTGAAAGCGAAGGTTGAATCAGGTGACGCACCCAAGGGTGAGGCATCCGAAGAGACCGAGCAGACCAGTATCTCCGAAGAGGCTGATGCGATCCTTGCCCGTATTGCAGGTGATGACCTGATTGGCGAAGAGGTTGCCAATGACATCAAGTCGCTTGTCTCGGCGATGACCAGGGAAAACACTGATCAGTTGAAAGCCCTGCTGGAAGAAAAAGACCAGCAGAACCAGGCATTGCAGCAGGGTCAGGTTGAACAGGCCATCGCGATGAGTCGTATGCGTCACGCGCAGAAGTACGAGTCATTGAACGAGAACGAGACGTATGAGAAAGTCATGAGAACCTTTAGCGTGCTTGCCGAATCCGGCGCATACGAGACGGTTGAGAACTGTTTTGATGCGGCAGTGAAACAGGAACTCGGTGAGCAATCCACGACCGAACTTAAAGAGCGCCTTCTGAAGACCAACAAGGGTCGTCGGAAGGGTCAGCCCAGGGCGTCGAGTCCCTCCTCGCCCAACAAGGCCATGTCGCGTGAAGACAAGGACTACAAGACGTTCCTTGAAGTCGCGCGGAAACATGGCGAGATGGGTTGATAACCAAATGAAAGGAACAACATGCCTGCCATAGACATGTTTACTGACTTCGTCACGATGACTGGTCCGGCAATCCTGACCAGCCCCGACGAAATGATCAATGATGCGCAACTGCGCAACTACGAACTGTTCGACGTTCTCGGCCGCGCCCGAAAGTCAGTCCAGGGTGGTTCGTCCATCAAGGACGTGATCTTCCTGAACGATCCCGAGATTGCCGACAACTACCAGCCCGGCGATGACGCGACCGTCACCAACGTGCAGGAAAGCACCACCATCACGGTTCCATGGCGGCACACCCGTGCGCCCATGAACTGGACGGAAGCTGAAATCCTGCTCAACGACACAGGTGGCGGCGGTTCGGTTGGCCAGTTCCACGAATACAAGCGCGTACGCGATCACAAGTACCGCATGACGTATACGTCATTGCTGAACCTGATCGAACGTGACATGGTTCGTACCGCGTCCAACGCGACGATGGAAGCCTCGACCGGCAAGAAGCCCTACTCGGTCTTCGCCAGTGTCACCTCGGACGGTCTGGCCCCAAGCGGTTTCACCACCGTGCAGGGCGTCAACCCGACCACAGAAACGAAGTGGCGTAACCAGACCGGGTCGTACACGGCGGCAACGCCCTACGACACGGACAACGGCATCGTTGCCGGGTTCGACACGATCTCGCAACTCGTCCACTTCAAACGACCGCCGAATTACAAGTCGTACTTCACCGAAAGCGAATGGAAGGCGATGGTTGTCGCCACCAACCGCGAAGGTCGTCGCGACTACATGAAGGCGCTGCGTGCGAACAACGACATCACCCGTGCCGGGCCACAAGACCCGTCATACGGCGATCCTGTCTTCAACAACATTCCCGTGCGGAACGTCGAAGGCCTGGACGATCAGAGTTCGTTCTCGTCGGGTAGCCCCGACTTCCTGTTCCTGAACATGAACTTCATGAAGATCGTGTTCCACAGGAAGAAATGGTTCGACATGGCTGGCCCGTTCAAGGACGGCGACAAGCCTGACACGGTCGTGTTCTGGTGCGACATCTGGTGGAACCTGTTCCAGTGCAGCCGCCAGCGCAACGGATACCTCGCCGCGTCCTGATTATGAGTGGTAACCGGGGGACTGCGCAACTGTTCACGCAGCGTCCAGCGCAGTCCCCTATCACCCATTGTGTTGGCCTGGTTTGCGACCAGGCAACGGATAACCCGCAATTGTTTGTTTAACCCCGTTTCACGAAAGAAGGAAAACATGACTTTTGATCCTTACTCACACTACCAGGGCCTGGAAGGAAACCAGATCGATCCTGCCGTGGTGTTCTTCGATGACTTCATCACTGGCGGTTACGCCCAGGATGCAGCGCTGGCCAACGAGTCCGATCCTGGTGGCAAGTTCAGTCCCGTCGCAGATCGCGGCGAGTGGCTGGTCACGCTGATCGACGGTGGCGGCGATGCTGGCGAAGTGATCGCCATCCGCGACAACGTGGCCGGTGGCGTTTTGCGCCTCACCGCGAACGACGCAGACAACGATGGCATCAGCATCCAGTTGAATGGTTCGGCCTTCAAGGTTGCTGACGGCAGTCGGATGTTGTTCGCCATTCGCGTTGCTGTCGTTGACATCAGCGAGACCGACTGGTTTGTCGGCCTGGCTGCACCGGATACGGCGATCCTCAGTGGCGTGACCGAGTCCATCGGTTTCCGCTGCCCGGATTCAACCGGCGACATTGACTATGTCGTTGAAAACGCATCGACCGAGACGACCGGTGACACCGGTTCCGATCTGGCCGATGCCACGTTTGTTGAACTGGCATTCGAGGTGATCGGCAACAGTCGCGTGAAGTTCTTCGTTGATGGCGTCTTCAAGGCCGCTGTCAGCACGAACATCCCCGACACCGACGATCTCAGCCCGGTTATCGAGGTTCGCAATGACGGTGCCGTAGCCCAGTCGATTGATGTTGACTGGATTTACGTCCGTCAGGAAAACCGAGCCTGACCCCGATTCTTCTTCCTCGGAAGAAGCGCCGCCTGCCCCACCCCTCCGGGGGTGGGCGGGTATTGGCGGGACAGTATGACTGCTGAAGAAATCGCAACCACGGTCTACAAAATCCACGCTCCGTTTACGGGGGGTGGGCAGGTCTTCAAAGCCCTGAGACACGCCGCCATGCTTGGTGGCGCTGAATCAACCGAAGAACCGGCAGAGACCGTGGAGCAGCACAAGCCAGACCCCACCATATACGGGCGATGGTTCAGAAAACGCAAATGACTCACGCGAGTGGGTCGGTACACACCCACAGAAGGAAAGGATAAACATGCCTTCGCCTACCGAAACTCTTCGATTGATCCATGGAAATCTAAACTCAACAACAGTCGCGGCCGACGTGCTGGCGATCCCGATCACCCACAAGGTGGTGGTGAAGACCACAGGCGGTGACGCCGAGGCACTGACGTTGGTGGACGGTGTTCCCGGTCAGACGCTCACGATCCAACTGGGAACGGATGGTGGCGGTGACGGAACGCTCACCCCGACCACAACGACAGGATTCGCAACCATCGTCTTTGCCGATGCCGGTGACCAGATGACCTTGCAGTTCATCAACAGCACCGTGGGATGGGTAATTCTCGGCGGTTCGGGCGTGGCCGCACCTCCTGTCATCACTGTTTGATGATGGAGGTGGCCGATGAGCGTTACGCTCAACGACATGCGGAATCAGGCCCAATACACGGTCGGTGGGACGATTGATCCCCGACTGGATGTTGACGCCATCTGCAACGAGGCGGGTCGGTATCTCTTCGACCTGCATTCGTGGAACTGGCGTCTGCGCCCACCGGTTGGCGTCGATTTTCACGATGGCCAGGGGTTCGTACTTCTCCCGAGGGATTTTGGTTCCACGGGAGAGGTGTTGTCTCTGGACATGAGTGAGACCCTGTCGTACCGGGCCAACCCAGTGGACATCAGTGAGATCGCCCAGTTGCGTGAACTTGCGCGGGGCGACACCACTTACTCCTACCGCTACGCACTGGTCTTCCCCGGCCAGTTCACCAGCACCTCGGCCCCTGATGTTCCTCGCCTGGAAATCTATCCCACGCCCACGTCAGATGAAGAGAACGCAGCGACCCTGACATACCGGGCAAGTTGGCGTGATCTGACCCAGGGCAACGAGGTGGCGAATGTCCCGACCAGTTTCGACTTCCTGTTGAAGCAGATCGTGGGCGCGTATGCCAAGAGTTATGTGAATGACGATCCACGCGAACTGGAAATGATCCCGCAGTCATCCACCTTTGATCGGATGGCGCGTGCGGACGGCGCAGCGATGGCCAACCTCGGCCCTATTCGTGGTGGAATCCTCGCGCCGGGTGGACGTGACTACAACTGGAACTTCACAACGACAGGACTGCCATCGTGAGTTTTGACACACGTTTATGGAACCGGTTTGAAATGTACGACGCTCTTGGCGATCCGCTGACGAGTGGCGGTCTCCAGTTGCATGAGCAACCGGTTCGCCATGCGCTGGCCAACAACGAGAAGCATGACCAGACGCACTCGGTTGCGACAACGGCCATCATCAAGCTGTTCGATGTCGCGGACGACCTGGCCAGTTTCGAGTGGTTGTTCGTGATCAGCGACAAGGCAGGCAGCATTCAACTGGTCAACAACACTGCTGCCCGATGGTTCACTATGGGGATGGTCGCCAACATCCCGTTTACCCTGGCCTCTGATGCCGGTGAGCAGGGTGATGGATCGGTTGGCGCTTTTGACGACACCTCAGACGACATCGAGGCCGTCTACTTCAAGAACACCAGTGCAGACACGGCGACCGTCAGAATTGTCGCAGGAAGGTAACCATGAGTACGCCCACCTATTCAGAGATTCCCAAAAGCCCCTTAAAGGCCATCTTTGCCACTAACCAGACCGTAGACGCGGCATCCAACCCTGTTGCGACTTCGACAGCGCCCACGCCCAGCACCACCACCGGTGTGATTACGGGTGGCGGTTCCATGCTCAAGGTGATCGGTTTCGGTACAGATGCGGCCAACGAGACGTTCAGTTGCAATATCTGGGGATGGAGCAGAACCCCAAGCGCCACCCCGATCTGGATTCCGACACGATTGATGACCGCGACGTTCACGCTCGGTACGCAAACCGGTGCGGCCGGTGCGGACATCCTCGACACAGAACTGATTGCCGACACGGTTGTGGCCGGTGCGTTCCAACCGACGTTTGGCGGTGACAACTGGATCGGCCTGCTCAGTCCTGCCGACAACACCACGGCGATGATCCTCCTTCCCACGATTGGGACGGAGTACATCGAGTTTGACGTTTTCGACGTTTCTACCGCAAGTTGCAATGTGCTTGCCGGTGTGATTTAAGGAATAGACCATGCCCCAATTTCCATCGAGAGTGCGCGAAACAACTACGACGAGCGGCCAGGGTACAGTCACCCTTGTCGGGGTTGTGTCCGGTTATCAGGCGGTTGGCGACAAGCTGAATGACGGCGAAGAGGGTGAATACCTCATCATCGACGGTGACAATTGGGAAACCGGACTCGGCACCTATACCGCGTCTGGCACCACGTTGAGCCGCGACACGGTTTACGACGGTTCAAGTGGCACGACGAAGATCAGCCTGTCCGGTGCGTCTGCTGATGTGTGGATTGCGTTACCCGGTGACAGAATCCAGTGGATCGTTGACACGCTCAATCATCTGAACTTCCAGGGTACGTTCGTCACCAATGCGTCGGTGGTGTGGGATGAAGACCTCGATTTCATCGCGGTGGCCAACCTGTACTGCATTGACGGGTTCAAGTTCTCTGCTCCGATCACCACGGTCACGCTTGATGCCGCCGATGCCAGCAATCCACGCATCGATCTCATCGTCGCCACCGACAGCGGCACGATCACGAAGGTGACCGGCACCGCAGCGGCGACTCCGGTTGCGCCCGACGTACCTGATGGCCAGGTCAAACTTCGACAGGTGACGGTTGCCGCTCTGGCGACAGAACCGCAGTTGACCACCACGGTCATCTACGACGAAGACGACGACTGGACAACCACATCGGACGGAACGTGGACAGACGCTTCAACGAACGACGCTCACAACGGCACGAAATCGATGGAGTTCGCCAGCGCGGCAAGTAGTGATCAAATGGTGTTGGACGCTGGGAGCGGTCAGGACATCAGCGACATTGACACGTTTGAGTTCTTCATCAAGTCAGGCGGCGTATGGCCAGGACGAAAGAAGTTGCGCCTGCAATTGCTCAACGCCAGCGATGTGGTCAAGAGCAACAACGTGATCGTGAAGAACGGGACGTATGGCTTTGACAGCAGCAACACGACGGACTGGCAACCGGTCTCGATTCCCAAGAGCGCTTTCAATCCATCCACGAACACGATTCAGAAATTGAAGATCGAGGTTCGCGGTGGCGGCGCGACCATCAGCGGTTTCATTGACGACCTGAAGATGCACGAAGGCACCGAGGGTGAGGTTTCGCCGCACACACATGTTACTGCTGACATCCTTGACCTTGACCTTAGCAGTTACGTTCAAACCAGTGATATCGATGCGTTGACCGAACTGGATGCCATCGTTGCTGATGCTTCACTTCTTGGCTCGATTGACGAAGATGACATGACATCTGACTCGGCTACCAAGGTGCCGACGCAGCAAAGCGTTAAGGCTTACGTCGATGATCAGGTTGGCGGCGCGGGGGTCAGCGCTGAAGTAGTCACAGCGACATCAAAGACAATGGTTGCCGGGACACGGTACTTCATTGATTCCGCGACCGCCTGCACCCTGACTCTCCCGGAAACAGCAAGTGTTGATGACTGGATCGAGATTAACGGTAACAACGACTGGAATGTTTCATCGAACGCCAGCGCCGCGGGACAGAAGATCACGCATCAAACCAACGACTCGCAAACATCGAGCAGCAATGTCAAGGTGTTGTTGAATGCTGATGGGCTTTACGATGTGGTTCGCCTGTTCTGCACAGCAGCATCAGGACCGACCGTTTGGGAAACCACAGTTATTGAAGGATCAGTGACAGAGGAATCAGGAGTCTATGATCGGGCTATTCGTGCTGGTGGCAGAGGGATCAGTGACGTTCTTGATTATTGGACGATTGCCAGTTTGGGCAACGCAACCGACTTTGGTGACTCGACGCAAGCAAGGCAAACCGCAGGCGGTATCGCCAATTCAACTCGGGGTGTGATCTTCGCAGGCAATACAAACGCAAGTGCCTGTTATTCCAACGTGAACACAATCGATTATGTCACGTTGTCATCAGTTGGGGATGCTGCTGACTTTGGCGATGCGGTTGCTGCCGCTGGCGGTCGCAATGGTTGTGGAAGTGCAACTCGCGGTATTAGTTTGGGCCGATGCACCGCCACCGGAACGATTGACTACATTACGATTGACAGTCTTGGCAACGCTTCTGACTTCGGTGATTTGACCCTTGCGAGGAACAGCGCTTCCGGCATATCAAGTTCGACCCGTGCGATTGCTTTTGCTGGATCTGGAAGTCATATCACGATTGATTATGTAACGATTGCCAGTTTGGGAAACGCGACTGATTTTGGCGACACATCGCAAACCTGGGGAGCGGGTTCTGACGCGGGTTGCGGCAGTGCGACCAGGGGGATTTCGTTTGGTGCTGACTCTGGTGCATACCGGAACTACATTGATTACCTCACCATAGCGTCCGCAGCAAACGCTACTGACTTCGGTGATTGTTCTGCTGCTGCTGCTTATGCCAGTGGTGAAAGTAACCTGACAAAAGCATGTCGTGCGGGTGGCGGGTCGTTCACGTCCAATATCATCGAAACTGTTGTCATTCAAAGCACTGGCAACGCAACTGACTTTGGCGATTTAACCGAAGCCATAGGCATGGCCGCAGGTCTGTCCGGTTCAAATGGAGGGTTGCAGTAGTGACCACAGAACTAGCCACAACAATAAACGCCCTGCCTGTTCGCCTTGAGCAAACGCACGGTGCGATGCTCGATGTGATTCGTGAATACATGCCGCTTGTTGAGAAGGACACGCAGCAGTTTCGCAAGCGGCAGTCGCAAACGATGACGAACGCGCTGACCATTGCGCACCCGTCACCGTTCCGAAATCTGCGGCAGATTTGCAGCGAGATTGAATCGGCCAAAGGTGGTATCCGCGAAAGTACGGTCAACATCAGAAAGCATGAGATCGAGATCGCTATTAAGGAACGTGATGCGGCAATCAAGCGGTCTGCCGAAACCAGCGATGAATGTCTGGAAGCTGACTTGCTTGAGGCCGAAGCTGACGAACTTCGCGGCGGGATCATGCAGATCGAGGAGAATCTAAGCGGCGCGATTCGTCGTGTCGCTGGCCTGATCGAGCAGTATGATTCGATCAAAGAATTTCTTGGCGTTGATGAAATCACTGAGGAAGATTTCGAGAAGCATGAAGAAGAACATCACATTATGACTGCCTGCGCTCAGGCGCTTGATGCAGCACGGGCATCACCGATGAATCTGATCGATCAGGGCGATCATATTTACCTGCGACAGTTGGGAATCAATGGCGGCGCGGTTCAGCACGAAATCAACCGTCTGCTGGCGGCAGAGAAGGAAGTTATGTCGGAAGGTAAATTGCCTTCGATGGAAGTTGTCCATGTGTTCCTGAACGGGATGAAGGAACGATACAAGGGCGCGATTTCAAAAGAATGCGAACGTCGAGGCATGACTGGAACGTGGTCGCACACCGCATTGCTAACGAAGAAGGATGACGAAACATCATGTTCAGAGCCATCGTAAATAAACAGAGCGGCACTGTGGTTGGGTTTGGGCGCGACCGTGGATACACGGCAGGCGAAACTTACAGCGGCGATTCAGACGCGATGTGGTCTGATGCGGTTGTTGCAAAACCGCCCGAGCAATATCACAGTCTGTATTCCGGTGTGCTGTCAGACAACCAATACGATTCGCCGCAATGGTTCAAGGTTGTCGGCGGCGCGGTGGTCGAACGGACGCACGATGAATTGACCAACGATCCTGAAGGCGACATGGATCAGCGCAAAATCAAGGCGATT